TTTTAAATTTGATGGTACAGTTGAGTCACTCAGCGAAGCATTAGAACAAACATCTAACAATTTACAAAAATCTGTATTTACAGCATTTTGAGAGAGGCTTCCAGAAGAATGGAAACCCGCACTTCAATATGCTTTAAATGGTGGTACTGATGTAAAAAAGTATTTAGAAACTTTTAAATCTTTTGAACTAGATAATTTAGATGTAAGGGGATCTTCAGAAGATCAGAGAACAGTTCTACAAGAATACTATAAGGCTACTACTAAATATAGCCCAGAGAAGATTGATAAATTAATTGATCGTCTTCAAGTAATGGGCGATATAGAAGAAGAAGCAGAATCTGCTCTTGTTGAACTAAAAGAAATTGAGCAAGAAAAAAGAAAAGAACTTGCAACCCAGCAAGAATTAGAAACAAAATCAATGGAAGAATACGCTCGTAAAAAACGAGAAGTAATTAGTACTACTATTGATTCTAATGATACTATTGCTCAAAACAGAAAACCTAAAGTAAAAGCATTCATATTTAACTTGCTTCAGAATAATGGAGATGAATCTCCAGAGACGCAGTTTAATAGAACACTTAAACAAATAGAAGCTAATGAAGCTCATTTTGTGCAATTAGCTGACTTTTTAATGGACTCTTATGATCCAAAAAAAGGATTTACTTTTGATAGGTTTATTAAAAAAGGCGCAACAACTTCTAATCAAACTATAAAAGAAAAGTTAGAAGCAATAAACAATAAAACAAATATAAAAGGAAGTGCATCAAAGTTAAGCAATAAAGATATTGACTGAGAAGCATTTTTAATGCAAAATTAATTTAATTATAACTATGGCAACTACAGGTAGTCAATTTGTTATCAAAAGACTTGATGGGTTTGGTGGTAATTTCATAGATTCCCAATATCTTGGTGCAGCTTATGAAACAGGCAAACCTCATGTTTTTGAGAACACACTTACTAAAATATTTTCATCTACAAGCCGCTTTTTCACAGGAAAACTTCTTGTAGGTATGACTGGCGGTAAACAATTCGGTACAAAAGAAATAGATACTGAAGTTTATCGTTGGCACTTGCAAGGTGCAGAAAAGAAGTCTGCTAGATCTTTAGGTCTTTTAGATGCTGCAAACACCCTTCCAGGTCTTAATAATACAACATTCCGCATTTGGTTAGATCTTAACTATTTTATGAAACCAGATGTACTCATCCCAGAAGACAACGAATATGCTCTTGAGATTGTAGATGGACCGACTTCCTATGGTGGTGGTTATGTCTACACTGTGCGTATTCAAGGAGATTCTCCTGAAGTATACATTAATCCAGATCTTCTTGAAGGAGGTCGTGAGTTTGATAAAGGTTGGACATCTGTTCAGTCTGAATACAACAGTGAATTTGGTACACAGCAGTACCCTAATTCTTTTATGCTTGAGTCTCAAGTAGGAGCATTTGCTCAGAGGTTTACTGTTAAATATAAAATAGCAGCTTAATACTGTAAAGTATTTCGAAAAACTCTTCTAATTGCTGGAAACCCCTAACGTAAAGACGAGGGCAATCAGCAGCTAAGAAAATTAATAAATGAATTTAAATCAAAAAATAGGAGATTGGACAATAATAGAAATTATAAATAAAATTTCTAAAGCAGGCAATACTAAAACCTACTACAGACTGCAATGTAAATGTGGTAGTGTTAGAAAAGCTAAATCCTGCGATATAAAAAGAATGTCCGACCCATCTTTTAGAGATTTACAAACATGTTGTAGAAGATGCAGAGAGAACCAATATTGGAATAATCAACCAGAAGTTCTTTTATATTCTACATTATACCATGATTATAAAAATCAAGCTAAAAGAAGAAATAAATATTTTGATTTAGGTATTGATTCTGCTTTAAAATTATTCAAGTCTACTTGTTACTATTGTGGGGAAACTCCTATAAATGAATGGAAACATAAGACAAATTCTAATATAATTTTAAAGTATCAGGGGATAGATAGAAAAGATTCAAAGCAAGGATATACTACAGATAATGTAGTAGCTTGCTGCTCTAAATGTAACTATGCAAAAAGAGAACAATCTGAATCAGAATTTATCAATTGAATCAGTAAAGTTTATAATTTTAAAGTTCAACGACTATCCGAGGAATCGGAGTACATCCAAGTGGATGGAAATGGAGAGCTTCCTTATTAAGGAAGATGATATAGTCTACTCTCATAAGAAATTATGAGCTGGGTAATAAATCCCGGGCTAGAAATAACGAATCTAGTTGAATATAAAGGTACAGACAAAGCTTGGAGAGACCAAGGTCGTATGACTATTGACTTTGAATACACTGATCCAATGACTGGTAAAGCCCAGAAAGTTACTAAGTTTTTGCCTATGCAAGAAGCTATGATGAACAATGAGCTTTATATGTCTATGGAAGCGCAATCTTGGTATGGCAAAAAACAAACTAAGGCAGCAGCTGATGGATACTGGATCAAAACTGGCCCAGGTGTACGTGAGCAATTGAAAGATTCTTGGATAGAGTATTACAATGGTGCTCTTACTGTTAACCGTATTAAGGATTACTTGATGGACATTTTCTTGTCTAGAGTAAATGAGCAAGATCGTAAAGTTGTAGCTATGACTGGTACACTTGGGTCTATGATGTTCCATGATATGTTAGCAGCAGAATCTTCTAGCTTCCTTACGGTAGACAGTAACTTTACTGAAAGATTGTCTAGCAACCCACGTCACCTTTCTTATGGTGCACAATTTACACACTATCAAGGCCCAGAAGGCATTGAAGTAACATTGGTTAAGAATCCAATGTATGACAATATTGCATATTGCAAGCGTATGCATCCACAGTATACTAACTTCCCAATTGATTCCATGAGGATGACATTTATGGATTTTGGTACTTCTGGAGGAAACAACAACATCCAGATGCTTAAGGTGAAAGATACTTATCGTTGGGGATACCGTCCAGGTTCTATTACTCCAATGGGCCCAATTAAAGGTGGTGCAGTTAATTCTCTTAAAGCAGGATATGACATGTTTACTGAAGGTACTTGTGGTATCATGATCACTGACGTAACTCGTTGTGGTGAATTGGTTTATGATTTTGAGTATTAATATATAAGCACTGATAAAAAATTTTATGCAATTTGATATAGGAACTATTAACCAGTTTCTTCCATTTCTAGCATATATCGCATCTGTTTTAGGAATATGAATAAAGTTTACCAATAAGATAGTACTTATTGAAAGCAAGTTAGCCGATCTAGAAAAAAGAATGGCTACAGCACATGATGAACAAAAAGCTGAAACAGCTTTACTTCATCTCTTGAACACTCAAGTTTCTAATATGATGGTCACTTTAGAGTTTATAAAAGAAAGAATAAAAGAAAAGATATAATAATATAAAATTCAAAATTACTTAAATACGGGCATAATAGTTACTTGCCCTCCTATAGAATTTTGGAAGCGACGCATAATGACTATAAAACATGAAAGTATTTATTTACTCAATTCCTAGGCCAAGCGCATTTGGGATACATGACTGGACTTCGGATAATTCTGGGGTTAAACTTTTAAAAACAAAGATTGGAGGCTGTAGAGATAAAATACAGCCTCTATATTCTCCTAAGGTAGGAGGCTACTTAAATGGACTTAGCTACAAACCTTGAATGGAAGATGGTAAACCTGTTACAGATAGTACAGGTAAAGCACTTACTCTTCAAGATAAAATGGAGAAAAAATGAGGATTAGAGAAGGGATTCTTAACTAATAGGGCTTGGAGAAAAAATGATTCTTTAAAAAATGAATCATTTACATTCTACGACAAAACTTCTTGGGCATTGAAAGATGGTTGTACAGTACTAGATACTGCAAACATGGAAGATGAACTTGGGTACTATGTAGCTTTAGATTCCAAATATGTAGCTAATTCTGAAAAAGAATGGAGAGAACATAAATGGCCAAAAGCCCTTTATTATATAGCACTTGAAAATGAAGCTGAAGAAATTAAGTACAGCAAAAATCAACTTAAATCTAAAGCGTTTGCTAATTTACATGCAGAATCATTTACACCTTCTTTCAAGGAAAAAATGGTAGCATTACTTGAACTTACAAAAACTACAAGTTCTCTTACTCAAGAACAAATACAAAATTTATTATTTGATTACATAGATAAAACTACGTTTACACCTAATTCAAATATAGATAAGTTTGGTGCATTATTCTCTTTATTGGCTACTCCAGTAGGCAGAGAAGAGTTTGAAGCAAAATACTTATTAAAAGAAGCTATTGATAATAGAGTTATATTTGAAAAACAAGGAGCTTATAATTGGGTACGTCCTGCAGGAGCAATTGTTCTTGGAGAAACTCAAGGCGAAGCAGTAGATTTTCTAATGAATCCTAAGAAAAGTGCATTAGTTGAAGAACTAGCACAAGCAATTAAACTTAAAAACTTATAATGACTACTCCTGAGTTTCATTTTGACTTCAATTTTAAAATGGATAAAGTTGCTACTTCAACTAAAGAAGACTTTTCTATTGCTGAAGTCGACTGACTGTTGAATGAAGCTCAAAACTTAATCATTAAGAAATACTATACAGGAAAGAATGGTTCTTTTACAGCTTTTGAAACAACTCAAAAACGTAATGACGACCTTTCTTCCTTGGTAGTAAAATATCCTGATCAACCTGAAATAGCACCTATAAAATTAGATAATAGTGTATATGAAATACCTTTAAAAGATTTAACATACAACTACTGATTCTTTATAAGAGGAACTATAAAAGTTATAAATATAGCTGAAAAGGGAAACTGCGTTAAAACGGCATCATTAAAATTAATAACACATGATGATTTAAATCATGCATTAATGGACCCTTTTAACAATTCCAATATGTCAGAAGTTCTATTTAACTTTGGAAGATCAAGTACAATAATAGATTCAGACTATAGTAAATCTTCGATTTATCTATATCCTGGAACATATGGGTTAGGCCCTGCTAAAATAGAATACATAAAAAAACCTGCTAGAATAAATTATGGTGGGTATGTGTATATAGATGGGGTTACTTATCCAAATCAAACAAGTGAATTACCAGACCACTTACATAGTGAGATTGTGGATTTAGCTGTACAAATAGCTTCAGGAATAATTGAATCCCCTGAATACGTACAACTTAAAGCACAAAAAGTATTCACCAATGAATAATACTTTATAAAATTTTTTAAACAAAATGACTAAAATATCTAACAAAAGAGCTAATGAGACTTTTCTCGTAGCTAAAGCTAGCCAAGCATGGTATAACACTGCTGGCGGTGGAAATCTAATCAATAACGTTTCTACTGGCGCTGTGCGTTTAGCAGATGGCCAACTTGGTTTATTTGCTGGAAATGCTCTTGGTTCTGTAGGATTGAATGTAGCTACAGATGCTACTCCAGTACTGGCAGAAGCTCCAGTTGTGTATTATGCACAAGGTACTCAGTGGTCTGCAAACCCTGCGGCGCCTTCTCAGGCATACCCACTTTGGAATGAACCTTTTGTACGTTCTGGCAACATTAACGGGCGTAATCCTGTTTTGATTACTCGTCAAGATCCTACTGTTGGTACTCACTCTGTATGGGTAATTGGTTCTACTGTAACTGGTCGTCAAATCACTGCCTTGGATAATACAGAATACAATATCCGTATTGGTTTTAACAGTGTTCGTGATGATCAAGCTTATCATCCAGGATCACAAAACTTCATTACAGGCGCTTATGTAACCCCAAATTACACTACTCTTGCAACTCAAGATCCTGTAGACCACTTGATTCAAAATCTTGTTTGGGACATTAATCGTAAATCTAAAGCTATTGCAATCAACAAATCCAAATTTGGTGCTAACTCTAATGTAGTTGCTTT